CCGTTGGCCTCGGTGGTGCCAGCAACGCCGCTGACCGTACCGGCATCGCCGTCTCTCAGGAGGGCCGTGCTGGTGACGGTAAGGCGGATGCGCCTAGCCGAGCCGGTTGGTGTGGTGAACACCGTGCCGGCCGCCGCACCGGTGATAGTGACGGCGTGCGGTGTGGTTGCTTGGCCAACACCGGTCACGAACTCACAATCGAAGCGGCCAACACGCGCTCCCACCGGGAAGTTCTCAACCGCGCCGCTCTCCAGACGCCAGCGAAACGGCTGGCCGATTTCGGTATGCGCTAGGTTGGTGATCTCCTGAATGTTGCCAGAGAGCGTGTCGCCGCATAGCCATTTGTTGAATGCAAATATGCCGCCGGTAATGCGCGAGCGCGGTTGCAAATAGCTGTTGCGTTCGGCCCACTTGTTGTTGTTGAGGTCAAACACCCACGACCAAGTCAGTGACGACAGCAGAAGGAAGGCGTGGCCCCGGCTGATGTAGCAGGACATCTCCAGCTCGGTTTTGTCGGCCACTTTCTCAATCAGGCCATCAAGATCGGGCGGGCTGATCTTCTCTGGCGTGTAACCGTTGAGCCTGATCACCGAGTTGTCATCGGCTACCCAACACAGCAGACGGCTGAAATTGTCTTCGAAGCCGGATACGCAATAGGGACCGGCAATGCCACGCGGAATGACAACCGCGCGCTGGAACGGAAACGGTGTGGCACCGGTATTAGACCACACCTCCGTTGTGGATTGCCCCAGCAGGAATAGCTGTCCGGCCCAGGCCACGCCCCGGATCAAGCCGTCCGACTTGGCTTCGGCGGTGGCAAACGACAGCGGGTTGATGTCTTGTGCGTTCAGGTCGCTCGCGAATACGCGACCGTCGCCGATGGTGAAGATTGTGAAGCCGTCGAGGACGCAAACCGAATTAGGAGACGGCAAGTCAGTGTCGTAGTTCATCGTGATCGTGCCGAGGTCAACGTCAATCATGGCGTAGTTGCCGTCGGGATCACAGAACACAACGTCGGGCGTCGGCTGCAGCATATCGCGCGCCCAAAACCCTTTGGCCGTGCCGCTCAGAATACCCACATCTGTTGCCGCCCCGCCGGCAGAGGTGAACGACACCAGCCGATTGCCAAACGCGCAATAGAGATTGCCACCGACCACTATCCCGCCACGAAAGCCGGAGCGAACCGTGGTGCCGAAATTGCGCAGCCCAGGCGCGCGCCGGTAGATGATTTGCGACGGTGCTGTTTGCGCAAGCGGCTCGACATACCCGTTCAATATGCGTCCACCACTTTCCTGAAAGTGTGTTCCAGGCATTGTGCTGTCAGGAAACGGCACTGGTAGAGAAGGCATCAGGTCCCCCGGCTGAAGTTGCCAACAGGCGCGCGCGCATTGTTGCTGCGTAACTGAATGTCGGTGCTGAGTAGTCGTCGCGTCGAGGCTGGCCGCCCAATGATGCGCAGCGTGGCTATTGCCTCAATCTGCAATGTCTTGAGTGCGGGGCTGTCGGCCAGATTAAAGCCGCCGGCAACGGACCATGCGACGCAACTAGCAAGCGGCAAAAATTGGTCATCGGGGATTTCCCCGCCCGCCGGCGGATTGGGCATTCCGGCATCGGCGACGTAGGGAAGCCCCTGCGCCGCCAGCATTGCGAAAGTAGGGTCAATGACGCGATCAACCCTACTGACTGCTTCGTCGCCGGGGGACTGTCCAGGCACCAAGACGCCTAGATTGTCCAGAACCTGATCGACTAACTCCCGGCGGGTGCGTGCCATGATTTACGCCTCTGCGCCTTCGAACTCTTCGCGTTCTTTCTCCAGCTGCTCCACCTTCTTCGGCTCGGCGGTGCGCGCCTCGACCGCGGAGTTATAGGTAAAGATAAACTGGAAGCCGTAGTTTCCGGCCTGCAGCGGCGGCTTGAAGAAGACGTGCAAGCCTTCGTCGTCCGTCGACGGTTGCCGATCGGGATCGAGCATCTTGGCATTGCCGGAAGTTTCCCTGATGCTGTCCGGCTCCTCGGACAGACCGAGACAGCTCCATTCGATCACCAGCTCATCAAAGGCTGTCACTCCGTAAGCACTAACGTTGCAGAGCACCGGAATGGAAACTTCACCGAGCACTGCTTCAACTTCACCCTCTACCGATGCAGTCTTCGACTTCGGCGCAGGAGACGTGCTGCCCTTGCGCTTTTTCTTCTCAACTGGCTTTTTCGCCATAGCTAAATACTCCCTTGAATTGAGGCGGCCCGCCCCGGATGAGGCGGGCCGTTATCGCTACGCGCGCTATGCTGCTGGGTTGCCGAGAGTGCCGCTGCCGCCGCCCATACGAACGGCAAGACGATTGTCGATCACCTTGACGCCGTAGAGGATGTCGAGACGATAACTGCTCACGTCAGTGCTCCCGTTGTAATACGGGATCACACGAACATTGGTGCCCTTGTAGCTCTCGCGAGCAACATCGACGGCACCGGGCGGCTTCACCATCGGCACCATGACCAACGCGAACGCGTCGCGATGGAACATCAGGTTCTGCCGGTAGCTGCCGGTGGCATCACCAACAATCTGCAACGTGGTTCCTGCAGCTGGCGGGATGTCAACGGTGACCCACGCCTGATCCGCCGCCGCCGCAGTGGAGAGCGCGATGATCGGTGGCGTGATAACCAACGTGGCATTAGTAGCCGTTATGGTTGCATCCGCCGTCACAGTGAACATTTGCTGGTACGGCAACACAGCTTTAGTGACCGGGTTCACGGCCTTGACCGCTGAAACCCCAGTGCCGAGCGTGAACACCGTGCCCGCCTTAATTGTACCCGTGCCGGCCGCTGTGACGTTGATCGACATCGTGCCTGGGGTTGCTTCCGTGTTCATCACAGCCGCATAGGTCGTGCTGAGAACACCTGCACCACCTGCCGCAGCCACAGTAGCTGCGGCGTCGCCATTGGCGTTGACGTGTGTCGGCACGTTCTGCGACATGTAGGTGCTGACGCCGCCGATGTCGCCGATCTCACCGCGCCGGTACGCCTGCGTGGTGATGGTTGGCGCGAACAGCGCGGTCTGGCTACCAGCCAGCGCCCAGTAGCTGTCCGGTGCCAGGACAGCATAACGCATGTCCTGCGGTGCCGCAGTCTGGTCGAGCCGTTCTGCGCCGCGTGCAAAGTCGGCAAAGCTGTCGATGGTGGCGTCAACACCCGTCGCGGGCTGTCCAACCCAGTTGGGAATTTGGGTATATAGAGCCATCAGCGCGGTATCGACCGCATTCGCCAACCGCACCATGGCTGGACGAATAACGCGATCGGCAAGTTGCTCGATCTTGAGCGTCAATTCCAAGCTGGAGAACGAGAAATCAACACCCTGCTGGGTGCCGACGACAAGAGACAACTTGCCTTCGCTCACATCTTGGATGGCTGCGGTAGCACCACTACGAACCGTAAACTGTTGCGGTTTGCGGATGCTGATGGTGTCACCAACATCGTAGCCGTTTATTTTACGGTCGAACTCCTCTTCGAACCCACGATAGACATTCCGCGCCATCACAAGTTCATTTTCGAGAATGCGTACCGAGGTCTTCGCGATAATACTGGGGTTTAGGACCGTGTTAGCCATTTGCCGTAGCTCCTATGCTGCGGCTCGGGCCAGGATCACGCGCGATCGCCGTATAGTTTTTTGATGTAACTATCGACGACAGCTGCTTCGGACGTTGGCGCTGCGCCACCGCCTTTCAGTGGTGTGATTGGCTTGCGAGCCTGTGTCTTGGTTCTGGTTGCTGACGGCAGAGACAGGCGGCCTTCCAGACGCCCGATTTCGCGGGCGGCTTCCTCGGAGGACAGGCGGTTGAGCTGTGCGAGCTTGGCTTGGTTTTTTCCGAGCACGTAGGACAGACGCTCGGATTTCTTTGACGCCAACAGCAGGCGCTCGACGTGCGGGGCAACGGGAAGCGTGGCTCGCGCCATCACTTCATCGAAGTCCTTCACGCGCGATCGAAGTCGCTGCACACGTTCCTTGTGTTCCGCAACTTGCCCTGCAACACGATCCTGTTCGGTCTTGATCGCGGTTGCAAAGTCCCTGCGGACCTCACGCGAAACCTGTCGTGCATCGATCTCGTATGCCAGCTTGGCGTTGGCGAACGCGACGTAGTCGTCACCGAAATCCTGTTGCCGGGGCGGATCACCGATCTTCTGCAGCACGGCATATTCGAGCGCGCGCTGCAGCTGGGCCTGGTCCGAGGGAACGCCGCCGTCAGTGCGACTGCGGAGTGCCTCGTTCTCGGCCTTCAATCGTGCCGTCTGTTCTCGGTAACGCTGAAGACGCTTGCCCCCACGCGGGGCATCGCCTTCGTCGTCGTCGTCCTCCTCTTGCTCGTCATCAGCCTCATCGCCAAGGTCTAGTTCGTCCTCGGGTTCGGCTTTCGTCTCTGCTTGCTCGCCTTCGGATTGCTCGTCCTCTGGCGGCTCGACAGGAGGCGGCTCGGCTTTCTCATTACCTGCTGGCGCGTTTCCGGCTGGCGCGGTGTTGGGATCGTCGTCGTCTACCATTGTCGTCTTTCCTCATAAAAAAACCGCCCCGGAGGGCGGCTCACTCATCGAAGCTGCTGGCCGATTACCGGCTGGCTCGCTCGAAACTGGTGTCGGGGATCGCGCTTAGCTCAACAACACAAGAGCGAGCAGCATCGCGACCTCGTCATCGTCATCAATCTCAGGAACAATCGGTGGACTAATCACCGGACTGATCAGCACGGGATTAATCGCCGGACTAATCAACGCGGGATTAATCAACGGCAGATTGATCTGCGGACTAATCCGCGGCAACGCAGTTGATAGGAGAAGATTAAGTTTAGAAACTTCCGCGGGCAGAGACAGATTTTCTGCCTTGATATCTTCTAAAAGGTCTTCGAGTTCATCCAGTTCAGTCGGTTTAAGAATGACCGGTGGTTTAAATTTAATAACGACCGGCGGCGGTTCATGTTCGACCGGCAGCAAGTCCCGTAAGAAGTCTTCCAGCTCCTCGCGCCGGCCCTTCTTCTTTCTGAAAGGCCAACGCCGCCGTCCACCACCGCCACCAGCTCCAGCACGTTGCTCGGGTGGAGATATGATTGCCGCGGAGCCGGTGAGCGTGTAGCTGCCGCTATCACAGGACAGCGTGAAGTTGCCGGCAGCGATAGTGACGAACGCGGCGTCGGTGCCGGTGAGAGCGTAGCTGCTGCTGGCGGCCGTCACCAAGACCGGCGCAAGAAGCGCAGCAGTGGAGCCGGTCAGTGCATAGCTGCCGGCATTTGCTGCAAGCGTGACGTGGGCGCTGGCGATAAGCCCAGCATCCGCGCCGGACAGCGCGTAGGCTCCTGCCGCAGCCGCAAACGTCACGTTGCCCGAAGCAACCAGCCCCGCCGCGGTGCCGCTGTATGCGTAACTGCCCGCCGCAGCCGTCAGCGTAACAGGCGCAAGAAACGCAGCCGCCGCGCCGCTCAGCGTGTAGTTGCCGGTGGCAGCAGCAAACGTGACGTTGCCGCTAGCGACGATCCCGGCTGCGGTGCCGGACAGCGTATAGCTGCCCGCCTCGGCGACCAGCACGGCATTGCCGGACGTCAGGAACGTCGCCGCCGAGCCGGTGATGAGATAGCCGACAGTGACGCCACTCACCGTGGCGGCGGTGCCGGTGACGCTGTAGCTGCCGGCCGCAGCTGTCAGCGTAACAGCGCCGCCAACAGCCAAGTTGACGGCCGTGCCGGTGAGCGCGTAGCCGGCTCCGATATCGCCGCCCGCAAGCAAGAGCAACAGCCCGCCGCTACCGCCAGCAGCACCGACTGCGGCGTCCGCGCTCAACCGCAATGCCTCGCCAGCCGCCGCGCCGGACAGCGTGTAGGAACCGGCCGCAGCCGTTAACGTGACATTGCCGCCAGCGACGATCCCAGCGGCCGTGCCCGCCAGGGCGTAGCTGCCCGCCTCGGCGATGATGACAACGTTGTCGCCAGCGACCAGCGCGGCGGTGGTCCCAGTGTGGGCGTAGCTGCCGGCCGCAGCCGCCAACGTGACCGGCGCAAGAAGCGCAGCCGCCGAGCCGCTGACGCTATAGCTGCCAGCATCCGCTGTTAATGTGGTAGCTGCCGACGCCGTAATGGTGGCGTCACCGCCGACAATGAGATAGCCGGGAATGCGTGCGACGACGATGTCGGTAGCGCCGGTGACGGTATAGCTGCCGGGTTCGGCGGTTAGGACCGGGCTGGCACCGCTATCTGCGATCTTGCCGGGATAAGACCAAAACTTCAGGCCAACACGACCGGGAGGCACTACGACCATGAGCAGGCCTCCGCTAAACGGCTATCAGTTCAGCGACCGCCAGATGTGCCATTGCGGGATCACGGATGGTGCCACGCTGAAGGTCACACCGATCCACAAGCCCGACGCCACCGAGGTATCGACCGAGATTGCCGCGCCGGTGGTGCAATGATGTACCGAGGTCTGGCTCGACGCCGTGGCCACCGCGCCGCCGCTCTCCCACTTGCCGGTGCAGAGTACGGTGGAGTTGGCACCGGGTAGGCCAATCGAGCGGAACACCACCAGCGCACGATAGAGAAACGGGGCCGTGGTGATCGATGGCACATAGTTCTGTGTCGGCGACACGCCCATCGAGGTGCCGCCAATCACCAGCCCAAAGCGCGGCTGGATGATCAGCGTACCGGCAGCACCGGTGGTGCATGTGCCGCCCACGGTCAACTCATAGACCTTGCCGGCCCGCGGCTCGCCTGCGGGAATGCCGGTGAGCGCGGTTGGGATCAGCAC